GAGAAGGACAAGAAAAAGACCTACTTCGTGAGCAAGGCGAATTATGACCAGATCGTCCAGCTGTACAAGGACGGGAAGGAGATGGTGGAGATCAGCGACGAATTGATGATTGCCGTCAGCGCGGTCTCAAAGGTAATTCATGAGAACGGCCTGGGGGAGGAGCGTTACAAGGGGCAATATATCCCGTCGCACGGAGGCTCGCCGATCCCGCAGGCGCTGCCGATCACGACGAAGAAGGCGGCAGGATGAACAGCATCATCCAGGAGACGAAGCGCTGCTGGGTCTGCGGGAAGAGGACCGGGCTGGAGAGGCACCACGTCCTGGGCGGGCCGAACAGGAAGCACTCGGAGGAGAACGGGCTGACGGTGTGGCTCTGCAGAGAGCACCACACCGGCCCGGCCGGGGCGCACAACAACAGGGAGCTGAGCCTGATGCTGCGGGAGACCGCACAGCTGGCGTTTGAGAGGAACCACACCAGAGAAGAGTGGATGCAGATCTTCGGCAGGAATTACCTGCCGGAATGGAGGCAATGATGGCCGAAGGAAGGATGGCGGACTTAATCGACAGGCAAGCGGCGATTGATGCCGTGGATAGGTATGATTTTAAATTCCCGCAGTATATGGAGCGATTTGCTACGGATTTAAGGGATGCCATTAAAGCAGATATTAAGAGCGACCTTGAAGACCTGCCGTCAGCAAAGCCGGAGCGGAAGACCGGGCGGTGGGTACATGATGGATATGACTATCCTCATGGCAACGATTGGATTCATTGCTCCGTATGCGGTAAGCGAGGAATAAATGCTCCTGCTGATTTGACAAACTTCTGCCCGAACTGCGGAGCGAAGATGGAGGTTGAGGATATGGCTGACCTTATCGACAGGCAGGCGGCGATTGATGCGCTAAGCACTCCGCATGGTATTCTATATTCAATACGGACAGTTGAAGGACTGCCATCTGTACAGCCAGAGCGGAAGTGGATTCCGGTGACGGAGAGACCGCCGGAAAAACAAGGCGAATACCTTGTGACAACAGACGGAAGCCATAACGAAGTGATTGATATTGCATTATTTATGTCAGACGGATGGCACAAGGCAAGCACAATCCTTGCGTGGATGCCACTGCCGGAAGCGTACAAAGGAGGAGAGAAATGACAATCAGATTCGGAGAAGAGAACACATTTATGATGGCGGCCGAGATCATCTCAGCAGTCGTGGGGCCGTGGTCGCTGGAATCGGAGCAGAGAGGGCTGACCGTCGATGAGATAGAGCACATCGCGGAAGCGCTCATGCTGTGGGTCAAGCAGCAGAGGGAGAAGGAAGGATGAGACTGACGGCAGAGGAGACGGCGGAATTCTTCAGGCTGTGCGACAGACTCCTCAACCAGGAGCCGACAGACGAAGGGGCGCCGGTGACCCGGTGCAGGGACTGCCGGTTTTATGGCGAGAAGTATGGGCGGTGCGGGATCTTCGGCACGGATAAAGCACCGGAGGGATACTGCGACGAAGCCGTGAAACGGAGGAGCTGATGAAGACGCAGAAATACATTCAACAGGTTTATGTCTGGATGATGCAGGGAAGGAAATTCAGACTGAAAGAAATCGACGCCTTCCGGGACGCCATCTGGAAAGAGAGCCAGGACGGAAGGATCGAAGCCATGATGCTATTTTTTGCCGAAGCGTTGCACGACACGGAAGGGTTCGGCCATACACGGACGGCCCGTGTGCTCCGGTACTGCGACGAGAAGATGAAGGAGTTCATCGACAGGACGAACGACGGCTCATGGGATATGGATCAGCTGCGGCTCCGGGTTTGGGAAAAAACGCATTTCATGTTCGCGATGACGGACGAGGACATGGAGCACATCACCGGGATGCTGCAGGCGGCCGGATACAATGTGAAGACGGAGGGGGAGGCATGACGGACGACCAGCTGGAGCGGCTCGCGAGATACGCGGCCGAGAGAGACGAGGCGCTGATCGACTTCACCATGAACGGCAGCACGGAGAAGCTGATGGATTTCATCCGCAGATACAAACTGCCGATGCCGGACAGGAAGGACGTCCTGGCGGCCGGCGTATACAAGGCGGTGCAGGAATGCACGATGATTCCGGAGGCAGTAAAGGAGGAGGCCAGGCGGAAATGCATCGCGCTCGGATATAAGCCGACCATGATGGAGGGAGACGGATGACGCTGGCGGAGAAGAAGCACTTCATGAGATCATACAGAGCGGCATGGAATGCGTCCCAGGACGCGATCCAGCGCCTGAAGGAATTCCGGAGCCGAAACGAAGGAATCAAAGCGATCGTCATGGACGATATGCCGCACGGGCACGACCCGAGGGACCTCTCGGATTATGTGGCAGAGCTCGACCGGCTCGAGCGAGATCTGACGGCGAAGATCTGGAAATACATCGAAGCCTGCAAGGAAGTGAACCGGACGATCGAGAAGAGCGGCAGCGCCCAGCACCGGCGGCTCCTCCGGCTGATCTATATCGACTGGATGAGTTTCGAGGCCATCGCCGTGAAGACCGGCTATTCATACCGGCAGGTCGTCCGGATGCACAGGAGGGCACTCGATGAATTAGACATATAAGTTGTCCTTGAATGTCCTGTTGCCTAATGGTAGACTGTAAACTGCGAAGACCGACAGAGAGATGGGACGCTGACTCCGGACCATTTCCCTGCCGGTCTTTCTTCATTCACTGTCCCTCCTCCGGGGAGCCGGCTCGGGGGCGACCCGGGTCGGTCATCCCTGGAAGGAGGAGCGGCAAATGAAAAAGGCAAGAGCGCACGATCCGATGTACGACTCGGCCCGTTGGATCCACCTGCACGACGTCATCATGCGCCGCGACAAATACCTGTGCCGGGAGTCGGCCAGGTATGGGAAGCGCGTGGAGGCGGAGGTTGTCCACCACATCTTCCCGCGTGAGTTCTTCCCGGAGTACCAATGGGAGCCGTGGAACCTGATCTCGCTGAGCAGAGCGGAGCACAGACGGATGCACCGGGCAGACGGGGGGCTCACAGATCTCGGGATGGAATGGCTGAAGCGGACGGCACGAAAGCAGAACATAACGAAGTGGATGTGAAATAAAGGGCGGGGCTATCTTCCTGCGGGCGGAGGACGGAAACGATCAAGGGATAAGAGCTGCGGCCGCAGGCAGAAAGCAGGGTGGGCACATCCGCGAGAGCGAGTGGCGGCGCTGCGAAGGACCGGCCGGAGCCGGCTGATTCCGCCAAACGGGCGAAAACGGCCCAGGAGGCCCCCCCGGGGGCGGATCCGGAAATTCGGCTTTCCGAATCGGCCGGGGGTTAAGCTTTTATATACACCGGGAGGTTTAACCCAAGAGGGGACCCGGTCACAACTGAATGTTTGCCAAAATCGGAAGGAGGGACCGATGGAGGGAAGATTGCGGATCGAGTACGTGGAGACTTCTGCGCTCGTTCCATACGCGGGGAACGCTAAGCAGCACCCACGCGAACAGATAGACCAGATAAAGGCGAGCATCGAGCAGTTCGGAATGAACGACCCGATCGCGGTCTGGCGCGGGAACGAGATCATCGAAGGACACGGGCGGCTTCTGGCCTGCCTGGAGCTTGGCATCGCGACGGTGCCGGTCATACGGCTGGACGACCTGACGGACGAAGAGCGCCGGGCATACATGAACGTGCACAACCAGCTCACGATGAATACGGGATTCGACCTGGACGTTTTAGCGGAGGAGCTGCGGAAGATAACGACCATCGACATGGCGCTGTTCGGCTTCGATACCGGAGAAGAGGACGAAGGAGATCTGAAAGACGACGACTTCACGAAAGCACCACCCGAGGAAGCGAAGAGCAAAGAGGGGGAGCTGTACCGGCTCGGCGACCATTACCTGCTGGTGGGAGATTCGACGAAACCGGAAGACGTCGAAAAACTCATGGGGGGGGGCGGAGGCGGACCTTTGCGTAACGGATCCTCCATACAACGTCTCCCTGGGATCAGAGAACGGACACGCCCTGCGGCCTTCGGAAGCGAAAGCGCTGCACCGGAGACAGGACGGGCTGACCATCGAGAACGACTCCTGGAGCAGCGATGAAGAGTTTCAGGAATTCCTCGTGAAAGCGTTCCGGAACATGGCCCAGGCCCTGCGGCCAGGCGGGGCGTTTTATATCTGGTATGCATCCAGCCAGGGCTTCAACTTTGACTCTGCTGCCGTCAAGGCGGGGATCCGGGTGAGGCAGAGGCTGATCTGGGCAAAGAGTACATTTGCCCTCGGCCGTCAGGACTACCAGTGGAGCCACGAGCCGTGCCTGTACGGATGGAAAGAAGGAGCCGGTCATTACTTCATCAACAAGCGGAACGAGCAGACCGTCATGGACGGAGATGCGGATCCGGAGAAGATGAAGAAGGAAGAGCTCGTCCGGCTCGTCCAGGAGATCAAAGCACAGCTGGAGCCGTTCGACGTCATGAGGGAAGCAAAGCCCAGCATATCCGAGATGCACCCGACGATGAAGCCGGTGCCGCTTTTCGGGAGGCAGATCCGGAACAGCTCCCAGAGGGGAGACACGGTGCTGGATCTCTTCGGCGGGAGCGGAACGACGATCATCGCCTGCGAGCAGCTCGGAAGGAAGGCGAGGGTCATGGAGCACGACTGCCATTATGCGGACGTCATCATAGAGCGATGGGAAACGTTCACCGGCAGGAAGGCGGAGCTGGTACAGGGGGTGGCCGATGTTTGAGAAAGTAAACCCGGCGCACCCGGACAAGATCGCTGACCGCATCGCCGGAGCCATGGTCGATGCCGCATATACGAAGGACGTCGCGCCGCGGATCGCTGTGGAGGTATTGATCGGGCACGGCGAGTGCTCCGTGATAACCGAGGCCACGGTGGACCTGCGGGCGGAAGTAAACGAGATCGTCGAGCGCATAGCCGGCCCGGGATACACGGTCCATTACAGGCAGGTGCCGCAGGATCCGCTTTTATCCAGGAACCAGTGCGAGGAGATCCGCTGCGGAGATAATGGCATCTTTTGCGGCGCACCGGTAACGACAGAGCAGATGGACCTCGTCCGTTTGGCTAAGCGGATTTATTGGGAGTACGACGCCGACGGGAAATATATCAAGGACGGCCGGCGCCTTATCATCTGCCAGAGCAACGCCCCGATGCAGCGCATCGAGGGACTTGTGAAGCAGTGGTCGTCCGACTACATCATCAACCCTCTGGGGCCATGGAGCGGCGGACCGGACGTCGACGCAGGAGCGACCAACAGGAAGCTCGGCAGCGATATGGGGAACGGGGTGACCGGAGGAGGACTCCACGGGAAGGACCTCAGCAAGGCGGATGTTTCCGTCAACATATATGCCCATCTTCTGGCACAGCAACGGAACGAGCCGGTGCGGGTCTGCTGCGCGATTGGAGACGAAGAGGTCGGCGGCGTTCCATACCGGAAGATCGTGGAGATCGCCAGGGATTACATCAAATCCATTGGCGGATTCGAAGCGTTCGCGGAATGGGGGCTGATCAGGTAAAGGAGACGCGGGTGGAGAAGGAGAAATGGATCCGGCGAATCAACTCCGCCTGCAAAAAGGCGGGGACGTTCCTGCCGCAGTATAAAAACGTGATCGAGACGCTCGCACAGATCATGGAGGAGAGGGACAGGGCTCACGATCAATATGTCGCAACCGGCCAGAACCCGGTCATCATGCACACGAACAAAGGGGGAGCGACGAACGTCGTGAAGAACCCGATCCTCGTGATGGAGAGCGAGCTGAACGCGGCGGCGCTTGCATACTGGCGCGACCTCGGACTCACGCCGGCCGGCTTTAAGCGATTAGGCGACACGGTCCAGACGGCCGAGAAGGGCCAGAGCCTGGAGACGATCCTGTCCTCGCTTGGGGGATGAAGAATTACCGGAAGATCGCCGACGGATACGCGGCAGGAGTCACCTCCGGGAAGATCATCGCCGGCAAGGAGGTCGTCGCCGCCTGCGAGCGGTACCAGCGAGACCTGCAGCGGAAAGACCTCGAGCTGCGGGAGGCAGAGCCGAATCTGGCGATCTCGATCATCGAGGGGACGCTCGTGCACCAGCAGGGAGAGCGGCTGGACGGAACGCCGCTGCTCGGGGAGCCTTTCATCCTGGAGCCGTTCGAGATCTTCATCACCTACAACCTGCTCGGGTTTTATTGGAAGGAGACGGGGCTCCGGAGATTCACCGAGGCATTCATCATGCTCGCCCGGAAGAACGGCAAGACCAGCTATGTGGCAGCGCTCGCATGGGCCGTGGCCATCATGCAGCGGAGATCCGGGGCGAAGACCTATCTGGTGGCGAACGCGCTGAAGCAGACGCTCGAGGCTTTCCACTTCCTCGTTTTTTCGTTGAAGTACAAGAAGCTCGACAAGCAATTCATCATCAAAGACAACAGCTTCGAGCATTCCATCCAGTACACGTTCCGGAAGCCGGACGGAACGCCGGACGGATCCATTTACATCGAGGCCATGCCGGCGAACCCGGACAGCCAGGACTCGTTTAACTGCAACTTTGCCATCGCGGACGAGGTGGCGGCCTACAAAAAACCGGCGCAGTATAACCGCTTCAAAGAAGCAATGAAGGCATACGCGAACAAGCTGATCGTGGGCATCACGACGGCCGGCGACAACATGAATTCGTTCGGATATGGCCGGATGGATTACGCCATAAAAGTGGCGACGGGAATCGTTAACGACGATTCCCTCTTTTCGTTCGTTGCACGGGCGGACCAAAGCGAAAAGGGAGAAGTGGACTTTCTGAGCCCCGTCCAGCATCAGAAAGCAAACCCGAATTACGGCGTGACCATCAGGCCGGAAGACATCATGCAGGAGGCCCTGCAGGCGCAGAACGACCCGCAGCAGAGGAAGGACTTCCTCAGCCGGAGCCTGAACATATATACGGCGGCCATGCGGGCATGGTTTGACGTCGAGGAATTCAGGAGGAGCGACCGCCAATATAACTGGACCCTGCAGGAGCTGGCGAAGCTCCCGATCGACTGGTATGGCGGCGCGGACCTTTCGAGGATGTACGATCTGACGGCTGCCTGCCTATACGGGAAGTATCAGGGAGTGGACATATGCATCACGCATGGATTCTTCCCGGTGCTGCAGGCGACGGCCAAGGCGGAGGAAGACCATATCCCGCTGTTCGGCTGGGTAGACGACGGATGGCTCACGCTTTCCAACAGCCCGACGGTCAACATCGCGGAGATCGTCAACTGGTTTTCTTCGATGAAGGCGGCCGGCTTTAAGATCCGGCAGGTCGGGCATGACCGGAAGTTCGCCGGGGATGAGTATTATCCGGCCATGAAGGCGGCAGGCTTCCGGATCGTTGAGCAGCCGCAGTTCTTCTGGCTGAAGAGCTCGGGCTTTCGGCACATAGAAAAGCAGGTAAAGGACGGAAAGTTTTATTACCTGCACTCGGAAGCGTATGAGTACTGCGTCTCGAACGTTTCAGCGATAGAGAAGACGGACGACGCGGTGCAGTATGAGAAGATCAACCCGACGCAGAGAATCGACCTGTTCGACGCGTCGGTTTTTGCCGCGATCAGGATGATGGAGGCGGCCACCAAGGCGACAAAGGCAAAGGCATGGTTTGGGAATGAGTAAGAAGAAACGGAAAAGAGGAATCACCCAGAAGCGTGAGCTGAGCGCGAGCCAGATCGCCTTCCTGAGCGACTGGGAGGAGTGCGCAAAGGCCGGTTATGTGCCGCTGAAAGATAACCCGGAGATCATGACGGCCTGCCGGCG